ATGGCAAGACACACCCTCACAGCGCTGGGCCTCAAAGCAAGGCTGGCCGAAGAAATCAAGACGGCGGCCGCGACGAAGAAAGTCCGGCGTATTGGCGACGGCGACGGCCTCATGCTGGTGGTCGCCGTCAACGGCAACGCATCGTGGATCTGGCGCTATTCGAAGGTCACCACGCGCACCGACCTGACGCTGGGCCGCTGGCCAACCATGACGCTGCAGTTGGCCCGCGAGAAAGCCGAGGAGGCGCGCCGCGCCGTCGCCGCCGGCGTCGACCCTGCCGCCAAGCGTGCGGCCGCGCGCGTGGAGCGTCAGCTGGCAAAGAGCGACGACACCTTGCGCGTGCTCTTCGATGACTGGCTGGCCACGTCCAAAAGCGAGATCTCTGCGGTCTACCGCGGCAACATCGAGGCCGCTCTGATCAAGGATGTCTTCCCGACGCTTGGCGCTCGTGCGCCGCACCTGGTCACTCGAGCGGACATCTTGGCCATCCTGCGTGCGATCGAGGCAAGGGGCGCCTTGGACATGGTGCGGCGCGTTCGCATGTGGCTGCGCGAGCTCTTCGAGTTCGGTATCGACGACGAGAAGCGGCCGCTGCTGCTTGCATCGCCTGTGCCCATGGGCACGCTCAAGAGCTTCAAGACGCGCAAGACACGCAGCTTCCCCGCGATCACCGACGCCGCGGCCGTGCCGGCGCTGCTGCGCGCAATCCGCAGCACCGAGCATTGGACGATCCGCACAGCGCTGCTCTTCAGCGCTGCGGTGTTTCAGCGGCCGACCGAGATCCGCGCGGCGACCTGGTCGGAATTCGACCTCGAGGAAGCCCGATGGACCATTCCAGGCGAGCGCATGAAGGGCAAGGAGGAACATTGGGTGCCGCTGGCCACGCAGGTGGTGCAGCTGCTGCGGCAGCACCAGGGTGTGGTCGGCAACGATGGTTGGGTATTTCCCGGCCGCGGCTATGGTAAGCCGCTGTCGGAAGGCACGCTCACGGGGCGGCTGAATGCCTGTGGCTACGAATCCAAGCATTCACCGCACGGCTTCCGGGCGATGGCCAGGACCGTGCTGGACGAGAAACTGAAGATCGACGTGCGCTTCATCGAAAAGCAGCTCGCGCATGAGGTCGACACGCGCCTGCGAGGCGCCTACAACCGCGCCGAATACTGGGACGATCGCGTGCTCATGATGCAGACGTGGGCGGACTGGCTGGACGCGCAGGTCTGAAAGCTGTCCAAAAGCTCATGCGTCTCTAGTGTGGTGGAAATGAGTTACGTGTTCTAAGCAAGCTGAAAATTATAAAATAGCTTGCATCGCGCTGTTGTTGGGCAGAGAATGCAAGCTCAAAAACTACTTGAGAGCTTGCATGACAGACGAACCGAAAGGTCGGGCAAAAGGCGGTACTGCTAGAGCGGCCAAGCTCACACAAGAGCAACGTAGTGAGATAGCGCGTAAGGGCGGGCTTGCGAGGCAGGCAAACAAACCCGACGGTCCAAAGCTTCCGCACGCCGTATACAAAGGCGTGCTCAAGGTGGCCGACATGTCAATTCCCTGTTTTGTCTTGGATGACGGCAGGCGCGTGATTTCTGGGCGCGGTATGACTACCGCTATCGGGATGAAGGGGCGCGGCCAAGGTATTGCTCGCATCCAAGGGCTTAAGGCCCTAAAGACTTTGGAAGACGACCACTTACCTCAAGCAATCGAAAATCCTATTCAATTCACAGGCAACTCGCCCAAGGTGGGGGAAGCCAGCGACGGCTTTGAAGCGACCGTGCTCCAAGAATTGTGCGAAGCACTGCTCAAAGCGAGAGATATGGGGGCGCTGGCTACCGAGCAAGAGCAAAGGTATGGTCAATTTGCGGACATGCTTGTTCGTTCATTTGCTCGCGTTGGTATTGTCGCGTTGGTGGACGAGGCGACCGGGTATCAGGAGGTTCGTCCGCGCGATGCGCTGCAAACCTATCTCGAAATGCTGGTTCGCAAGGAACTGGCTGCTTGGGCAAAGAAGTTTCCTGATGAGTTTTACGAAAATATCTATAAGCTTCGGGGATGGGTTTGGCCAGGAATGGGTAAGAACCGCTACAGCGTAGTCGCCAAGTACACCACGGACCTGATCTATGACCGTCTGGCTCCAGGACTTCTGGCAGAACTTAAGACAAAGGCGCCGAAGAATGAAAAGGGGCATCGTTCTTCTAAACTACATCAGTGGCTTACAGACGATATCGGGAACCCGATGCTTGCGCAGCATATCCATTCGATCATCATGTTTCAAAGGCTGGCCATCAGTAACGGCCATGGATGGAACCGCTTTGTTAAGTCTGTTGACCAAGTCATGCCTAAGAAAGGTCAGACGCTCGAACTTCCCTTGGATGACGCAAACTAATTAACGAAAAATGGTTTTGGTGTAGTGTGCTGGTATAGTTCTCCGAACTTCACCTTTAAGGTTTTAATCTGAATTTACTCTTGCTGCAAATTTGATTGGCGCTCCGCAATGAGTGTTCGCAAGTAGTCATCAATTTCTGTATCAAGCCAGTAATTGCCGCTACCCTGTTTAATTGGAGCCGGGAATCTTCCTTCGCTTATCATTTGGTAGATCGTGGATTTTCCGCGGCACACACGCTTGGCGACGTCAGGCAGGCGCAGCAGCTTCACGTTGCGCACGGGGACGTTCGATGCAGACGTTTGCATGTTGCTCACAGCAGTGATCCTTGCGCGCCCTCGAGGCGCGCCACCAAATCGATCGTCGCCTTCATCACCCGCAAGTAGTCGTGCGACGGGTTCTTGTCGACCTCTTGGCCAGGTCGGTAGTAGCGCCAGATCTCGTTCTTTTGGGCTTGCGGCACCATGCGCCAGTGAGGCCCGCACATGAGGTGCTTCGGCGGGCAAGCCCTGTGGCAACCGGTGGCGTGGCAGGTGTGTGTCATGCCGCCATCCTCGGCGCCGCCGGCGCGACGTTGATCACGCGGCCGCCCGTCGACCGCACTTCGTCGACGGCGCTGGCCAGCGCCCTGCGGAACTCACCAAAACTCAGCTGCTGCAGCTGGAACACATGCAGGTCGACCAGGTTTGTCAGCGTGTCGAGCTCTTGATAGTAGAGCGCCGTGGGTCGCCATTGGCTCGAGCTCATTGCCCGTGCCTGGATGCCCTGCAGCGCGAGCTCGGAGACGTGCAGATGTTCGGACAGGCCGCGCACCACGCCCTGGTGTTCGATGGCTTTGGCCACGTTCACGGCTGATGCCGCAAAACTCCAATCGGTCTCGGTGGCCACGCCTTCACGGAGGGCGCGCATTGCGGCGCGCAGTGGGTCGATGATCTGGTCGATCTCTGCCGGTGTGAGCAGGGTTGCCCTGTCGATGGCCAAGTCGACCACGTTGATGTAAACGCGCCGCTCGCGGCGCCGGGGGCGACCATGGCTCATGATTGAATTGCCTCCAGCTCGTTGGCCGTGAACTGCATGGTTTTCTTGAGCCGGCCGGACACCTGCTCGAAGTAGACCGATACCAACTGACTCTCCGGGTTGGAGGCATCTTCCATGCCGAGCGACTCTTTCACGACGCCGGCAAGCAGGATGTAGCCGAGTTGAGGTAAGCCCTTGACCTTCTCTTTGACGCGCACGCGCATGCCCACCGTGAAGCGATTCGCCGCGCCGTCGACCGGCGTGGCGGCTGCGACCGCCGGCAGCGTAGGCGTCGGGAAGGGCCAGCCGGTTGTAGCTTCAACCAGGCGCAACGACGTCACTGGCAGGTGAGCGTCTGCCTTGCCCATTGGGCCGAACGCGACCCGCACAGACTTGCCACCTGCCAGGATGCGCGTGACCACGCCTTCCTCCTTGTGGTGCAGGTTGCTTTCGTCTTCGACGCGTACCACGTCATCCACCATGAACGGCCGCGGCTTTGCCTCCCCACCCACTGGAGCCAAATTGGTTTCAACCGGCGCCCCCTCCGACGTGGCTGTAGCGTCACCCGCGGCGCCAGCCGCTTCCTCCCCGCCTGCGCCGACAGGCGCCTGGTCAATGACCTTGGCCGCCGGCTCAGCGCCGGCGTCGGGCGTGGCGCTCGCCGCGGCGTCAGCCGCCACCTCTTCGTGCTTTGCGCCGGCAGGCGCCTGGTCAAGTGCTTGGAACGCGGCCGCGACCTGTGCTGTGACCTCTTCGGCCGAAGTCTTTCGCGCGCGTATCTTTTGCGCCGCAGGCGGGGCGAGGTTTTTTTCCTGAACCACCGGCTTGGGCTTCATGGCCTCGGTGGGAGCGGCTGCTTTGGCGCGAGCGCCTGGCTTCTTCACGACCGGCTTGAGCTCGTCGCGCACTTCGGCCTTGATCGCTTTCAGGTCGACGAAGAAATCAGTGGCCACGGCGTCGACGCGCAACGTTTCGGTGGCCTTGCCGGTGCCGTACGAAACGAGATAGCGCGTGTCATGCTGCATCAGCAGCAGCTGCGCGACGCGCGACGCCTGGCGCGGTTCGCATTCCTGAATGTGCGTCAGGATCGCCGTCTGTTCTCCGATCTTCCCAAGGCCGAGCAGCTCGCACGTGTGGGTGCGTTCATCCGCCGTCAGGCCGCCGATCAGCTCTTTGCAGATCAGGCGCATCACGCCATCGCTCAAGGCCTCATCGCTCGAGTCGTCGGCCATCGCGTTGTAGGTCTTCGTGATCGCGCGCTTACGCCAGGTGCGCTCGAATTTTTCTTCGGCCTTACGCTTGGCTTCGCCGGCGCTGATGCTGCGTTGTGCCTTGGCCTGGGTCGGCGTGATAAGCCCGCGCTCTTTCAGAATCTCATTGACCTTGTCGGTCGGCAACACTTCGATCAGCTCGCCGCTGTTGTGCGGGTTCTGCATCAGGATGGGCTCGGGCATGTCCTTGCCCAGCACGTTCTTCAGCTTTTTGTTGCTCTCAAGCCGGTCATCCGGTTGGTCGAGTCGGGTGTAGCCGTCGATCTTCGCGTAGGTGCTGTCATAGGGCCACAGCTTCTTCGCTTCACGCTCCGTGATGATCTTCTGACCCCTGGCCACCGCATCGGCCACGCGCGCTTCATCGTGCACCGCCTGCTTGGTGGCGAAGCACTTCGGGTCGGTGCAGACATCGGCGCTGTCGACGTCGGCGAACAGATCGGGATTCGCGCCGGTGCGCTTCGGGCATTCCTTGCAGCTGCCGGCCTCGGGCACCAGGGTGGCGTCGGTGATCTTGAAGCGGGCCTTGTCCAGGCGCAGCATGACGTTCTGCTGCACCCACAGCACGAAGTTGCGGTAGCTGCAGGTTGACCCCTGATAGTCCTTCTCCACGGCCTTGTCGAGCGCCTTCTGCTGCAGCGCCGAATCGGGGATGCGTGCGATCTGCAGGGCGCGGCTGGAGTCAATGGTGCCGGTGCGTAGTGCCTCGCGCGGGGCCGACGTCAAGTCGAGCAGCTTCATACGCGCGTACACGTAGCTGCGGCTCTTGCCGATCTTCGCGCCGATGTCTTCCTTGGCCACTTGGGTTTCGTTGCACAGCCGCTGGTAGCCCTCGGCTTCCTCCAGTTCGGTCAGGTCATCGCGCTGCAGGTTCTCGACGATCTGGATCTCCAGCACCTCGCTGTCGGTCAGCGTGCGGATCATCGCCGGAATGCGGGCCTTGCCCGCGCGGATGCTGGCCCGGTACCGGCGCTCGCCCGACACGATCTCGTGCGTGGGCAGCGGGTCGCTCTTGCGCCGATCGGCGAACGTCTCGGCCACGCGGCTGCCAGGCAGTGGGCGCACCAGCACGGGCTGGTGGACGCCGCTGGCCTTGATGCTCTCGGTCAGTTCGGCGAGCTTCGTCTCGTTGAACGTGGTGCGCGGGTTCGTGCGGCTTGGCACGACCAGGGCGAGCTCGAGCATGTCGAACTGTTCGCCGCCCGCAGCCGCAGGCACGTCGTCAGGGATGGGCGTGCCGTCGGGCGACGTCGAGGTGTCGGTGAGGGACATGGGGGCTCCTGGTGCTGGCGACGCGGCCGCGTCATCGGTGGGTGGGGTGGGGGAGGCGATCGCGTTCATGCGGGTACCGCCACGGTGATTCCGGCAATGCCCGTTTCGCGGGCGAGAAACTCGCTCAGCACCAGCTGCTGCAGATGCCTGATGTCATGGAGGTTGTTGAGCACCACGTCGGGCCCAAATTCGGCGCCGTCGGTGGTACTGATGTGCTGGCCCTCTGACGTGGTGCTGCGGTCCACGCCGGTGCGGTTGATCTGCCAGATCTGACCGCCGACCATGCGCACCGAATCGACCTCATTCCTGAAACGGCAGTCGGTCACCGCGATGCGGCTGCAGCCGTCGCGATGCAGGTCGAACACACGCTGCAGCAGCACGCGCGACCAGTAGTGCGGGTTCTGCGCGCGGCGGTACTCCGTGCCCCACCACTGCAGGATCTGGCGCGGCGTGCGAGGCTCTGCAAGCCAGACTGCATAGTCGTCGTCCGACATGCCCGCCCCCGGCAGACGAAGTGCATGCGTGACCGCCGCGAGGAAGGCGATGGGCGCATAGGTCATCGACAAGGCGCCCATGGGCACGCTCTTGCTCTCGGGCCGAGTGAAATACACCATGTCGACGCCGAAGGCGTTGGAGACTTCACCGCGCAACGCGTCAGCGAAAGCGAGTTTGCGAAAACCGCAGTGAGCAACGAGCAGGTCGGCCACGGTGTCTTTGCCAGAGCCGGCAAAGCCGGTGAGGCCGATCGTGAAATTTTTCATCATGATGAGGACGAGGATGGGGTGAGGGTGAGCGACTGCGCGTGCGGGAAGACCGTGCGCATGTCCTGGAGCGGCGTGGTGACCGTGATGCGTGCGCCGCGGCGCAGCGTGGCGGCCTTGTTAACGGCAAGGGCGCGGGTGGTCTCGGTGTAGACCAGCTCCGCGTGGATGGAGCGTTGCAAGCCGGAGAGGGGCCGCACCTCGACGCACAGCACCGGCACGCTGTGCTCGCCGACCAGGCGCGTGCGCACCTCGGCATCGGCGATGAGGGTGCCCACGACCTCGATGACGTCGGGCGGCGCGCTGGGCGTGCCGGCGAACATGTCGGGCTCGATGGGCAGTGCAGACGTCTGCACGGCGGTCATGGGATGGTTGCTCCGATGTCGCGCAGCGCGATCGTCAATGCGACGACGGCGAGCAACACGGCCACGATGCCAGCCGTCCAACAGACTTCGCCAATCACCTGCAGGAAGTCGTCGAAGGCATTGAATGCCCAGTCCTCTGTGCCGCGCAGCTTGTCGGCCATACGCTCGTGCTCCTCCTGGAGCCGCGCGATGTCGTGTTCGTCGACCATCACGGCGTCACCTCTGGGGAAGCGGCTGCATGCACGGCTTCGCGATAGGCTTGCGCATCCGCGGCAACGACTTCGGCGCCGTCGTCGATCGTGGGCGCATGGCTCATGAGCATGGCGATGGCCAAGGCGCCAAGCCACACCACGATGTTGTCTGTGACGGGCTTGAGCCTGGCACGCCACCATTCGCGCCGCTCGAGGCGGCGGCGGCGCTGGTTGACCTTGACCACTTCCTGCGCCATGCGATGGCGGACGTCGGAGAGGTGCTCGATCTCGGCGCGGGTCAGGGGTAGGCGGCGCATCACACCATGCTCCCTGTAGTCTCACCGGCGATCGCTTTCCGGAAGGCGGACTCCCGCTTCAGGTCCTCGCAGGTGTCACCGTCGAGCCGACGAAACGCCGGATCGTGCAGTCGGATGAGTGCGGCCAGCGCGGCCATGTGGGACGAGAACTCGCCCAGCGTCGTGGCGTCACGCATCACGAAGCAGTCGTAGGCGTAAAGGGCGCTGGTGGCGCGAACGGTGCTCATGCCGTACCTCCCGAAGCCCGGGCAAGGTGTGCCTTGCGGACAGGGCACGCCTCGCAGTCCTCACGCCGACGCGTGCAGGACCAGATGCCCGTTTGGGACGTGCCATGTTGCATGCCCCGGCAACGAAGGGCACGCCACTCCGCAATGACGTGTCGTGCAGGGATGAACGCGCGCTTCATGCCGAGCACCCTGATGCCTTGGCGATGGCAGCGCGACCAATGCGGATCGCTTCAAGGCTCGGCGCGCCGGCCTCGGCCGCTTCGATAAGGCCCTCGACGGCCAGCAGCAGGTCAGGCGCCGCGTCGCGTGCGAAGCGTGCCCGCTGGCATTCGACGAACCACGCGCACGGCGTGACCTTGGCATCGCGGATACCGGGATCGTCGCCGCAAAGCGCTGTGCAGGTGCACGTCGGCTCAGGCTGCGCGCCGGGTGTTGATGGAACCGCCTGGGTGGATCGGGAAGGATGTGGCATTTCGGCCTCCGTCGTTGTGACGGGGTCGAAGATACCAATTGGTAAGCAAACATGCAATACCTGGTGGTAAGTATTTAGGTGCTTGCCGATGTTTGTGTAAGCATCGTCTTGTTACAAGATTAGGAGTGAGGAATGCTCGTTACGTGCTCGATGGCAGATGCCACGCCGCTGCCTACGAAGTGGGAGGATCTGTGGGAAGGACCTGACCAGGGGCTCATATGTGCGTGGCGAACAGGCCAGGAACTCGCGCTTAAAGATCCTGAGTTAGCGCGCCGGGCGCAAGCGGGAGAGCTGCCACCGCTGGTGTGGAAGGGCGGTGGAACGAAAGCTTTGAAGGGTTCAAAGAGCAGAGTCGGGTCGATCCACTATCTGGCGACTTGGCAAGGTCTTCGCAGCGAGGATCTGTGCGTCGACACAGAAAGATCAGCAGAGATCATCTGCAGCCGTTTCGGGGTGTCCGTGCGGTTCACGGGCGATACGAATACTTTGTTGGCTCAGACCATGGATGAGGATAACGCGTGATCACCGATCCAGCAGCCGTGGCGCTCTTGCAGCGCCGACAGGTATCGAAAGCAGTTGAGTTGTTGTTAGGTATGGTCACCGGCATCATTGCTGACGAAAACCTGCACGATATGGAGATACGCCTGCTTAGGTCTTGGCTGGCCGACAACCAAGATGTTGCTTCGACCTGGCCGGGCTCTGTGATCGCTCGAAACATCGAAGCGGTGCTGGCTGACGGGGTGATCTCGGAGCAAGAGCGTTCGCATCTGCTGCAGACATTGAAAACACTGGCTATCAACGATTTTTCCCATACAGGCTCTGCTGAAGCTGAGGTCGTGGGCCTGCCCTACAGCGACCAAGACGCAGTCAGTATCGAGCGATCGGGGATTTGCCACACTGGCGTGTTTTTGCACGGAACGCGCGAGGCGTGTGAGCGATTGACGCAAGCCGCTGGCGGCATCATCTTGCCAGCCGTATCGAGAAAAGCGCATTTCCTCGTGATCGGAACAAACGTTTCACCTAACTGGGCGCAAACCTCTTACGGCCGCAAGATCCAACAAGCGATGCAGCTACAGCAGGCCGGACACGCGATTCGGGTGATCTCAGAGCGAAGGTGGCTGCAAGCCGTCGCTACTTAGGTACGGGAACCGTCGGAAAGATGTAGATGCGGGCGCTACGCTTGTCAGCGTCCGCTGGAGCTTTTTCGCTCATCGACCGACCCCAGCAACAAAAGGACAGTGTCTTCAACGTGCGCCCGCTGCGGCGCGCTCAGTCGTTCGTAGTCGGCCGCCGAAACACGCTCAAACGGCCAACTCGCACGACCGATTTTCACCCCGTGTAGTTCGAGTGGTTCTGACAATCTGGACGGGTTGTATTTTTCAGGATCACTGGGTAGGAGGGTGCCCAAGGGAAGATCCAGCCACGCCTTGCGTAAGCCGAAGGCGTTCTCTGTAGCTTCCGCAATTTCATCGCCAATATGGCGAGCTCCGTCTTTTCCCTCGGGATACAAGAGGCGCGAGATATAGCTTGGGTTGCGGTCGATTTTTTCGGCCAGCCGGGCAATCTTCCCCTCGCAAGCGTCGTCGATCAACTCACGGAGTCGAAGTCGGCGGTGCTCATGTCTGTTCATTCGAAGCGATTTTCAGATTTACTTACCATCCGGTAAATGTCCAAAAGGTATTGACCTTTTGAATACCAATTGGTAAGGTTCGGGCGATGGAAGTCCTTCGCGCTTATCTCAACACCTTGACCACCGCGGAGCAGCGTGACTACGCGGACCGTTCTGGGACAACCGTCGGCTACCTTCGCAAAGCGATCAGTACCCGAGAGCAGTTGCGTGAAAAGCTCTGCATAGCGTTGGACCGCGAGAGTAAGCGGGCGGTCCCGTGCGAAGCACTTCGACCGGATGTTGACTGGGCTTACGTACGCAGCACTGCCGAAGCCATTGAAGCTGCCCCAGTGGTAGCAGCCGGGGAGGGCGTCTGAATGACGAACCCTGGTGCCGTCACACGCTTCATCCGCCGCATCTTCGGCCTTGACTATCCCGATCCTGTTTTGGGTCAGCGCTGGCTGAGCGCCCACAGCTGCAAGGTCTTTGAAGTGGTTGGTGTGGACGTGACCGACGGCGGCTGTGTCTGGGTCACGGTGGTCGCTGTCCAGCACGGCCGCCCAGCGATGCCCAGCACCTACGCGTATTCGCTCGCGGAGTGGCGCTTTCGCCTGCGTGCCGAGAAGCGCGTTCTCTTTCTTGATCCCAATGCCTAGGAGGACATCCGAAATGCGTGAGCTGTACGCGCGCTGCCTGCTGTGGCTGATCGGCCCGGCGATCGACCTGTGGGCTATGCGCCGCGCAGCATCTGCATCACCTCCGCCCGGCGCTGGTCGTAATGGGCCAGCTGATCCCGAGGGAGTTGAGCCCGGGCGCCGAGGGCCGCTACCAAGACCTTCGCCTCTAAAGACGGCAAAAGTCGCGGCAGATGCTCCATGAGCGCGACCAGCAGTGCATCTCGGATCGTTGCGTCGGCCGCCAGTTGGCCGAGTAGCGCGGCCTCCTCGTTTGGTTTCACGGGTGCCCCTTTCAAGGGTGGTTGCAGGTTGGGGAATCTGCATTCTGCTGCGAACAGGGGCGCCCACCTTTTTCCTCATCGCCACCAACACCGGTGCGTCTGCGTTTTGCCATTTTCCCTCCTCCAAGTCGCCGCGCGCGGGCAGGTGCGCGGTGTTGGGCGGGCCGGGGCGATGAGGTCTTTTCTTTGTTTTCACGGCGCGAGTTTGGCCGCGTCTCAACGCCGTGCCTATGGCGGCTTTTCATCGAGGGAGATATGAATATTCTGGATGCATCACGGCGCCAAGCGCGCTCTTACCCGGGCGGTATCGACGCGGTCGCGCCGCGCCTGGACAAGTCGGCCTCAACGATGGAAAAGGAGCTCCGCGGTGCTCCGGGCTTCAAGTGGGGCGCCTTCGACGCGGCAGAGCTTTCGCGCATGTGCGGCGAGCTCCACACGGTCGACGCCCTGGCCTACCCGACGGCGGTTGCGGCGAGTTCGCAATGCCTGCTATTGCCTCTGCCGGCGCTGCCGGCCATGCCGCTCAGCGAAGCCATGCTGACGGTCGCTCAGACGTCGATGGAGGCCCACAACCTGGTGGCCGAGGCCTGCGCCGATCTGGCGGACGGTGGCATCAGCGACAATGAAATGGCCCGCATCGACCGCAAGGTCGGCGAGCTGGTCGCGTCGGCACAGGCCATGCGCCGGGCATGCGCGGCATTGAACAAGGCAGGCAAGCCACGAGGTGCGAAGTGAGGCCGGCGGGCGAAGTGCGCCAGGCGCTGTACCGGGCTTCGTCGGAGCTGGCCACGGCCGACAGCGCGCCGACATTGCGTGAGCTGGCCGCCGCATCGCAGGTGGGCCTGCTCGCTGCACGTCGCACCGTGAGCGACATGTGCCGCGCTGGCGTGCTGCACATCGCGCGCACACGCAAGGTGGCATACCGCAATCGCCCGGTGGCTGAGTACTGCCCACGCAAGCCGGCGCAGCAAGTCGAGCCGCGTTGCGCGCTTCAGGCCATCGTCACCACATGGGCATCGCCCTCGGTCTGACGGTCCCTGATGTCACGCGCACCACTACCACCCATCAATTTCTCCGCACTCGCCGAAGCGCTGCTGGCCCGGGCCGATGAGCTCGTGCTGCAGTGGCTGCCCGGCGGCGTGCGGCGGATCAATGAATACTTCTGCGGCTCGGTCGCAGGGGGCGAGGGCGAGAGCTTCGCGGTCAACCTGAAAAACGGCCGCTGGAGCGACTTCGCAACGGGCGAGGCCGGCGGCGACCTGATCAGCCTCTATGCGGCCGTGTTCGGGCTTGAGCCTGGCAAAGCGGTTATGGCTGTGGCTCGGGAAACCGGACTCGAAGACGTCGCCGGCCTGGTCAAGGCCGCAGACGGCACGGCGCCGCCGCCACCTCCACGCCCACCGCCGCCACCGGCGTCAGCGAAGCCCGCGCGCGAGGACGAAGGCTGGACCACAGTCATGCCCGTGCCAACGAACGCGCCGCTGGCCACGTTCCGACACTTCGCACGTGCGCCGGAAGATCTGGTCTACACCGCCACGTACCGCGTCGGCGAGCACCTGCTCGGCTACACGGTGCGCTTTCTCAAGAGCGACGGCAGCAAGGACGTGCTGCCGTACACCTGGTGCACCAGCGCGCGCGACGGTGCCGCCAAGTGGCACTGGAAGCAGTGGGACGAACCGCGGCCGCTGTACTACCCGGGCGCCGCTCATCCTGACGGCCGCCGAGTCATCATCGTGGAGGGCGAGAAGAAGGCCGACTCGCTCCAGCAGCTGCTCGAAGCAGAGGCGCCGGGCATCTACTGCGTGGTCAGCTGGCCAGGCGGTGGGAAGGCCTGGTCGAAAGCCACCTGGGAATGGATCGCGGGTCACACGGTATTGCTCTGGCCAGACTGTGATGCCAAGCGCGAGAAGCTGACGAAGGTCGAGCGCGATGCGCTGCTGGGCGACAGCGAGGCGATCAAGTTGGCCGAAGCAATGAAGCCGCTGCTGCCTGAACACAAGCAGCCTGGCATTGCCACCATGGTGGCGCTCGGCTCTGCCCTGCGCGACACGCATGGCTGCACGGTGCAGATCCTGCCGATACCGAAGCCGCTCGAAGTGCCCGACGGCTGGGACTGCGGCGATGCGATCCACACCGACGGCTGGACGTTCACCCGCGTGATGAACCTCTTCGCACGTGCGCATGCATTGCCGCCCAGCGAGGCGGACAAAGCCGCGCAAGCGAGCGCGTCGACGCCGAAGGGCAAGGGCGCGTCCGCAGGCGGCGGCGGTGCCGGCAAGGGCGGTGACGGCCCGCCGCGCGATCCCCCCGCTAGCGCTGGGGACGGTGATGACGCGTTTCAGGAACACATCGATTTCATGTGCGCGCAGAACGATTGCAAGCCGTATCAGATTGGCGTGACGCGCAAGCTGATCGTTGCCGCGCTACGCAAGGCGCCTGACCTGCAGCAATGCGTGGGCTTCGACGAGTTGAGAGGTGCGCCCTGTACGCGGGTGGCCTGGCCGTGGCGATCCAGTCCGGGGCCGCTTGGCGATACCGATGACCTTCGCCTGGGCGACTATCTTGAGCAGACCTACAAGCTGAAGTCGGCCTCACGTGCCGCACTCACCGAAGGAATCGACACCGTGGCTGACGAAGTTCGCTTTCACCCTGTGCGCGACTGGCTCAACGATCTCAAGCATGACGGCAAGCCGCGGCTCGACAAGTGGCTGATCCACGTGTTGGGCATGGACCCGGAAACGCTCAAGCCGCGCCGGCGCAAGTATCTCGAGCTGGTCGGCCGGTTCCTGCTGATGGGTCTGGTCGCTCGCGTGTTCGAGCCCGGTTGCAAATTCGACTATTCGCCGGTCTTCGAGGGGCCGGGCGGCATCGGCAAAAGCACGTTCGTCAAGGTGCTGGTCGGCAAGCAGTTCTTCAGCGACACGCACTTCGACATCGGCAACGGCAAAGAGGGCATGGAGCAGCTGGAGGGCCTGTGGGCCTATGAGCTTTCGGAGATGACCGCATTCCGACGCGCTGACAGCGAGCAGGTGAAGGCGTTCTTCTCGTCGACCATCGATCGCTTCCGGGGCGCCTACGGCAAGTTCGTCCAGCCGCACCCACGGCAATGCGTGATCTTCTGCACGACGAACAAGCGGCGCTATCTGTACGACCTGACCGGCAACCGCCGGTTCTGGCCGATCTGGATCAACTCGCCGATCCTGTTGGCCTGGCTGGAGAAATTCCGCGATCAGTTGTTCGCGGAGGCCGTCGCTGCGTACAAGGCCAAAGAGCGCTACTACCCGACGCGCGAGGAAGAAGACGAGTTTTTCGTGCCAGAGCAAATGAAGCGGCTGGCCGACACATCGGTGCAGAGCCGCCTGTACGAGCTGCTCACGCGCGATGGCGCTGCCGGCGCGGAAGCGAGGCTCACGGTCGAGTATTCGCAGCACACCACGTTCCTCACGCTCCATGGCCTGGTGGCCGCACTTGGCGCCGATGCGGCGAAGTCCACCACGCTGCTGGAGAACCAGGTGCGCAGCTGGCTGGAGTTCATGGGCTGGACCGTCGGGCGCGAGGGCGGTGGCCAGCGTCGACGCGGGTACAAGGCGCCACCTGTGTGGCCGCCGGCACTCGGCGACGACGATGAGGATGAAGACGACGAACGGACCACCCAGCAGCCACGGCCGCCTGGTGATGGCCCGAAGAACGACCAACCGCCTGCGGAGGTGGAGTCGTATGGAGGGGGCGACGATGAGCCATTCTGATCAGCGATCGGTGCACGCAGCGCCGGAAAAGATCGTGGCTCAACAAACGCGCCGTGACGCACTGGCTGTGGGAGGCGCGATTCGCGACTGCCTGTGCATCACGGTAGCGGGGATGTCGCTTCGTGATGCCATGACATAGCCCGTCTGGACAGGCATTGCAGACGCCTGGACGGCCAATCCGTCCAGGCGTCCACCCTTTGCCATGGAGCGCACCACTGCCGGCAGGACGCCGTCTCGGCAGTCGAAGCCGCTGCATTGTCCGGTCGATTCGCGAGCCCTTCTATGTGGGGGCGCGCATATGCAGGCACGCGCGCGCCAACGCGCTCGCGAGTTTGTGTGTGTGATCTTGTGTGAGGTCTATAGAAAGAGGTGGACGGATGGACGCTGAAAAGCAAAAGGCCGAAGAGGGCCGGCAAATCAAGCTGATCCGGGACAGCTTGCCCGGTGTGCATCAGGCGATCCGGGAGCGTGCAGCGGTCGAAGGCAATGACGTGTACGCAACGGTGCGGCGTGGCCTGCGCGGTGAGCCCGACTGCTTCTATGCCTTCGAGGGCGGCCGCATCGTCGGCACGCCGTTCGCGGCAACGGTGACGGCCGATCTGGCGGCGCAGATCGTCCAGTTCGGCGCCACGTTCCTGTTCATGTTGGCGCCCACGGCGCGCAAGGATGCCCATGGCCCGGATTGAGTACATGCAGCTGCGGCTGAACAATTGGGCGCTGTGGAAGGCCCGTGAGGCCGGCGGTGGGCTTGGCTTTGCCAGCCAGTCCGCTTTCCTGGGCCGCTACGACGCGGACCGTTACCGGGAGGCGAAGATTCCGGTGGACGACGTCGACGCGGCGCTGACGAACGAAGCGGTCGAGGCGCTCAAGCCTGCACGCGAGCACCTGTACACCACGCTCCAGTGCATGTACCCGCTTGCCATGACGGCGCGAGAAGCAGCGCGGCACTGCAGCGTCGCCGAGTCGACCATCAAGGCCAGGCTCGAGCAGGCGGACCTCGCGCTCACGTTGTGGCTGCGTGATCGTCGTGAAGCACGCGAAAAAAAGAGTTTTCCGACATAGACCTTTTCTGTAGATTTCAGCAATTCTGTGTGACAGGCAACCCGCTGCACATACCCGGCCCGCTTCGAGCAATCGACGCGGGCTTTTTCGTATCTGCCATGCCCATCGCCGCACCACGTCCTTGCACTTATCCAGGCTGCGGGAAGCTGGTCCGCGATGGGTCTGGTCGATGCGAAGCGCACAAGGCGGTCGAGCGCAAGCAGTTCGATGCGCGGCGTGGATCGGCGCACGAGCGTGGATACACCGCCGCCTGGCAGCGCGCTCGTGATGGCTGGCTTCGGTCCCATCCACTGTGCAAGGTGTGCGAGGACGCTGGGCTGGTGGAGGCCGCGGAGGTGGTCGACCACATCAAGCCGCCGCGCTTCAAGGAAGCGATGGACAGCGGTGTGCCTGCCCGCATCGAACAGGCGAAGGCGCTCTTCTGGGATCGGAACAACTGGCAGTCGCTGAGCAAGCGGTGCCATGACCGCAAGACGGCCCGCGAAGACAGCGGTTTCGCCAGATCGACGCGGTTTTGACCCATCGGACAGAAACGCACCATTTTTGTGCATTTTGGAGGGTAGGGGGGGCGGAAAGTTGAAGTCGGTCCCGACCCAGACCGCCGCTCTAGTCGAATTTTTACGCGCGCAAGTATTGGGGGGAGGGGGTGTCTCCCACCGCCTGCGAGCACTCATCGAACAGGAATTTTTCGAGCCATGACAGGATCACGAGGCCCGCTGCCAAAGCCGAATGTGCTGAAGCTGCTGGCCGGAAACCCGGGCAAGCGCCCTTTGAACTTGGCCGACGGTGTGAACCCGCGCGTGGAGATTCCCTCCGCGCCCGCGCACCTGGGCAAGGAAGCGCGCAAAGAGTGGAAGCGAATCACGCCGCTGCTCGAAGAGCTCGGGTTGATCAGCGGGCTCGACCGCGCAATGCTCGCGCTGTACTGCCAGTCCGTCGGCCGCCTGACGGAACTCGAAACCGCATTCAACGCGAAGATCGCCGTGCACGTGGCCGAGGGCAAGGACTACGCCGAGGCCGTGTACCAGGTCAGCCACGGCTTGACGCCAAATGGCTTCGCCCAGCAGTCGGTCCTGTTCCAACTGCTGCGTGCCCACCGCGAAGAGGTCAACCGCTACATGGCGCACTTCGGCCTGTCGCCGGCCGCGCGCGCCCGGGTGTCACCGTCCAACAATCTCCAGCTCGGCCTGGCCGGCATGGAGGAAGTGCCGCAGCCCGGTGCCGGCTTCGCCAAGTTCGGGCAGCAAGCGCGATGACCATCCACGTCGAGCGCGCCGCGCAGTACATGCGCGACGTGAGCGAGGGCGTGCGTCCGGCTGCGAAGTGGGAGCGCCTGGCGGTCAAGCGTCAGCTCGCCGATCTCGCGCGAGCGCAAGCCGAAGACTGGCCATGGGTCTTCGATGAGGAGCAGGCCAGCCTGCCGTGCGAATTCATCGAACTGCTGCCCCACATCAAAGGGCAGTGGGCGCGCGATCGCAAGCTGTTGACGCTGGAGCCCTGGCAGTGCTTCATCCTGACGACTGTCTTCGGCTGGGTGCACCGCGAAACTCGGCTGCGCCGCTTCCGCGATGCGTACATCGAGGTGCCACGCAAGAATGGCAAGTCGGCCATTTCAAGCGGCGTGGGCCTGTACATGGTCGCCGCCGACAAGGAAGAGGGTGCAGAGGTGTACAGCGCTGCCACCACGCGCGAGCAGGCCCGCATCGTGTTCGACGACGCCAAGAAAATGGCCGAGCGCACGCCAGGCCTGCGCACCTACTGCGGCGTGGCGATCATGCAGCACTGCATCACGGTGGCCGCGACCGCGAGCAAGTTCTCTCCCTTGGCAGCAGAGGGCACCACGCTGGACGGCCTGAACGTGCACTGCGCCGTGATCGACGAGTTGCACGCGCACAAGACGCGCGCGGTCTACGACGTGATCGATTCGGCCCGCGGTGCGCGCACGCAGTCCCTGCTGTGGATCATCACGACCAGCGGCAGCAACCGGTCGGGCATCTGCTACGAGCGCCGGACCCACCTGACCAAGGTGCTCGAAGGCACGTTCGTCGACGAGACCACCTTCGGAATCATCTACACGATCGACAAGGACGACGATCCGCTCGACCCGAAGTCATGGGCCAAGGCGAACCCGAACTGGCTGGTGTCCGTGCTGCGCGACGATATGGAGGCGGCCGCCCGCAAGGCTGCGGCCATGCCCTCGGTCATGGCTGGCTTCCTCACGAAGCGCCTGGACGTCTGGGTGAATGCCGACAGTGCCTGGATGGACATGGTGGCCTGGGAGAACTGTGGCAAGCCTGGCCTAGAGATCTCGGAGTTTGCTCACCTGCCGTGCTACCTGCCGCTGGACCTGGCCAGCAAGGTCGACGTGGCCGCTGCGCCGCGCCTCTTCTACGACGCTGACGCTGATCACTACTACCTCTTCAGCCGCTTCTATTTGCCAGAACGCGCGATCGACCGTTCGACGAACAGTCAGTACGACGGCTGGCGTCGCGCGGGTCACCTGATCGTGACCGATGGCGATGTGACCGACTTCGACAAGATCGAGGATGACCTGCGTGCAGACGTCTGCACGCTCCAGGTCGCAGAGCTTCCATTCGATCCCTGGCACGCCACGCAGCTGTCGAACCACCTCATTGCAGAGGGTGCGCCGATGGTCGAGTACCGGCAGACGGTGCAGAACATGAGCGAGCCCATGAAGACGCTGGAAGCCCTTGTGCTGGTCGGCAAACTCACACACGACGGTAACCCCATGATGACCTGGATGATCAGCAACGTGGTTTGCCATCGCGATGCGAAGGACAACATCTACCCGCGCAAGGAGCGTGAGGAGAACAAGATCGACGGGCCGGTCGCGCTGATCATGGGGATCGGTCGAATCATTTCCGGCCAGACCGCACCCGATCTGGATGGCTTCCTTTCCAGCCCGGCGACGGGCTCCAGGGCTGCAGGGGCATCGGCATGAAGTTGCGCCCGCTGTCTGGCTTCAAGCGTCGCGTCCGCGCCGCCATCGATGGCTTTGTGCGCTCGCTCGATCTGCGTGACAAGGATCTCTACGACTCGGAACGAGACTACGGCGTGGAGCTGACGCCGAAGGCGATCATGCAGGTCGACGCGGTCTGGAGTTGTGTTCGCCTGATCTCGGAAACCATCGCGACGCTGCCTCTGTCGATGTACGAGCGGACGTCGACGGGCAAGCGTCTCGCGTCGCAGCATGCTCTGCACTTCGCCATTCACGATCAGCCGAACGTCGATTCCACGGCCTCTGTGTTTTGGGAGGCCATGGTGGCAGCGATGTTGCTGCGCGGCGCCGGGCGCGCTGAAAAGTTGTATGTCGGTCCGCGCATGGTGGGCCTTTCGTTTCTGAACCCTGAGCGTTTGGTGATCCGCCGCGACGCGAGCGGCCGTCGCGTCTACTTTTATCCCCGACTCAACGGCACGCTGCGAGAGATTGCAGCGGACCGGATCTGGACCATTTCTGGCTTCACGCTGGACGGCATCAATGGGGTATCGGTGATCAGTTACGGCGCAAAGGTGTTCGGATCGGCGATCGCCGCAGAGAAGGCCGCTGCACAGACATTCCGCAACGGCTTGCTTCAGGTCATCTACTACAAGATGACCAACTTCCTCAAGCCCGAACAGCGCACCGAGTTCAAGAAGAACCTTCAAGGTTCCATCGAGCGTGGTGAGGCCCCGCTGCTTGAGGGCGGCATGAGCGTCGACACCATCGGCATCAAGCCGTCGGACGCTCAACTGCTCGAATCTCGCGCGTTCTCCGTCGAGTCGATCTGCAGATGGTTCCGCGTGCCGCCCTGGATGGTGGGCCACACGGAGAAGTCGACCAGCTGGGGCACTGGCATCGAGCAGCAAATGATCGGCTTCCTCACGTTCACGCTGGGGCCGTGGCTCAAGCGCATCGAGCAGGCCATCAGCAAGGATCTCTTGACGCCTGCAGAGAGGACTCGCTACTACCCGAAGTTTGCCGTTGAGGGCTTGCTACGCGCCGACAGCGCTGGCCGTGCAGCGTTCTACGGCGTCATGGTCGACAAGGGCATCTTGACCCGCGACGAAGTGCGTGAGCTCGAGGACCGCGAGCCGATGGGCGGTAACGCCGCGGTACTTACCGTTCAAGCCGCCATGACCACGCTGGACGGACTCGGAAAGACGTCCGAAGCCAGCCAGGCCAAAGCCGCGCTTCGTGCGCTGCTCGGTTTCCCAGACGACTACAAGGATTGATTCATGACCATCAAGACGCTTCCCGGTGCGCCGGAGGGTCGGCCCTGCGCCGGCGTCAGCAGCCAGGTCCAGCCGCGCGCGCTCGACCGCTGGAATTCAGGCGTTCGCGCCGTGGCGGCGGCCGAGGCCGAGCAGGAGCGGTCGATCAGCGTCTATGACGTGATCGGCTTCGACTACTGGTCGGGCGAGGGGGTCACCGCCAAGCGCGTGGCGTCGGCGTTGCGAGCCATGGGCAAGGGGCCGGTGACCGTCAACGTCAACTCGCCGGGCGGCGACATGTTCGAGGGACTCGCGATCTACAACCTGCTGCGCGAACACGACGGCCTTGTGACGGTGAAGGTGCTCGGCCTGGCCGCTTCCGCGGCGTCAGTCATCGCAATGGCAGGCGACACGGTGCAGATCGCGCGAGCCGGCTTCCTGATGATCCATAACGCGTGGGTCATGGCCATCGGCAATCGGAACGATCTGATCGAGGTGGCAGACACGCTCAAGCCATTCGACGACGCGATGGCCAGCATCTACGCCGCGCGCACCGGGCAGGAGCTGAAAGCCATGGCAAAGCTCATGGACTCCGAGACATGGATCGGTGGCGAGGCCGCGATCGAGGGCGGCTTTGCTGACGAGCTGCTCCCCAGCGATCAGGTCCAGAAGGGCAACGGCAAGGCCAGCGCTTCTGCGGCGCGGCGTATCGAGGCTGGCCTGCGTGCCAGCGGTATGCCCAAGTCCGAGGCCATGCGCCTGATCAGCGATTTCAAGTCCAGTGCGGGTGACCCGGTTGGCAGCGGTGAGGGCGATCCCACCGAACGCATGCAGGGCGACCCGCATGTCAAGGCTTCGCGAGAAGTTGTCAACGCCCTCAAGGGCTTTTCCCTTTCCCTCCCATCCTGAAAGACCACTGCAATGAAAAAACTCTCTCTCCTTGCCGCCCTCGGCGGTCTCGCTGCGTTCGCCGTGGCGGCGTTCGCGGGCGAAGCCTCCGTCGCTCACGTCGTCGCATCGCTGTTCCATGGCGACAACCTCGGCTATCTGATCGCGCCTGCGGCTGCCGCGGTCATCGATCCCGAAGAGATCAAGACTTCGTTGAAGAAGATCGAAGACGACGTCAAGGCCTTCGCCGAAAAGTCGCTGGCCGAAGTCAGGAACCAAGGCAAGCTGTCCGACGAGACGAAAGCCAAGGTCGACGAGCTGCTCACGAAGCAGGGTGAAATGCAAGCCAACCTGCAGCACACGCAACAGGCGCTCGCGAAGATCGAAGCGAACGGCGCTGGCGGTGACGTCCAGCACCAATCCCTCGGTGCGCGCTTCATCGCTGACGAAAGCGTGAAGGCCTTCCTTGGCCAGAATCGTCCGCGTGGCCGGGCCGACATCCTGGTGCAGGCAGCGATCACCTCGCTGACGACCGACGCTGATGGCTCTGCGGGCGACCTGGTGCAGGGCATTCGCCTCCCTGGCATCATCGCGCCGCCGCAGCGCCGCATGACCGTGCGCGATCTGATCACGCCCGGCCGCATGGACGGCAACGAGCTGCAGTACGTGAAGGAAACCGGCTTCACGAACAATGCTGCCGGTACCGCCGAGGCTGCGAAGAAGCCCGAGTCGACCATGAAGTTCGACCTGATCACCACCGGCCCCAAGGTGATCGCGCATTTCGTGAAGGCGTCCCGCCAGATCCTGAGCGATGCCTCCCAGCTGGCGAGCTACATCGACGGTCGCCTGCGCTACGGTCTCGCGTACAAAGAAGAGCAGCAACTGCTTTCGGGCGACGGCACGGGCCAGAATCTGCTGGGCATCATCCCGCAGGCCACTGCCTACGCGGCGCCCTTCGACCCTGCGGGAACCGAGACCAGCATCGACCTGATCCGGCTGGCCATGCTGCAGGCAGCGCTCGCGGAATACCCTGCCAGCGGCATCGTGATGCATCCCAGCGACTGGGCCCGTATCGAGTTGCTCAAGGACAGCACCGGCCGCTACATCATCGGCAATCCGCAAGGCACGCTGTCGCCCACGCTGTGGGGCCAACCGGTGGTGGCCACGCAGGCGATCACGATCGACAAGTTCCTGGTGGGCGCGTTCCAGCTGGGCGCGCAGGTGTTCGATCGCTGGGAAGCGCGCGTCGAAGTCGCCACCGAGAACGAAGACGACTTCGTGAAGAACCTGGTCACCATCCTGGCCGAAGAGCGTCTGGCCCTGGCGGTGTACCGCCCGGAGGCCTTCATCTACGGCGACTACGGCAACGTCACCTAAATCACATCCACGCCTCAGGTAAAGGGCCCGGTTCGCCGGGCCCTTGCTCATTCAGGAGAAACACATGCGAATCAAGTTCAAGGCGCCGGACCCGCGCGCCGGCAGCATCGCGCAAATGGACACCAAGCGCGGTCAGTACTTCGTCGATTCGGGCGCTGCCGTACGCCTTAAGGAGGATGGCAGCGAAGATCAGGTCAGCGAAGAGTCCGCACCGCGCACCCGCGCAAGCCTGGACGGGGCAATTGCCCAACTCCCCGGCGACCATACTGATGCCGATTACGTAGTTAGCGGCATGCGCTCTTACTACGGCGAAGTGTTCACGCAGGATGACGAAGTTCGCATCCGAGACGTGGTGAAGCCTGCGGTGCTGAAGGCCTCTCTGGGCCTGACGGTCGACCAGCTGAAAGCAGCGCTTCACGCAAAGGGTGTCGCAATTCCCGAGGGCGTCAAGCTGCGTGCTGAGCTGGCCGCGCTGCTGGACGGATCGCAGGCTGCCTGATGCTCATCGCGCTCCCGGCCATCAAGGCGCATCTACGCCTGGAGGCGGACTACCCGGATGCGCAGGTGTCGATCTACGCGGATGCGGCGGCAGAGGCTGCAGCTCAGTTCATGAATCGACGCGTCTTCGCCACAGACGCGGATCTGCTTGCCGCCCGCGCGCTGGTGCCTGCGGCACTTCAAGCGGCCAGCGTTGCGCACGCGGCAGCAGTCGAAGCGGCATCCCAGATCAGCGACCCGGTGCTGCGTTGCGCAGAGCTCGATTCTGCCGACAGCGTCTACCGTGCTGCTCAAGCCGCAGCTGCTGAGACGCGGGCCGGCCTGGTGATCAACGCCGCCGTGAACGCTGCCATCCTGCTGATCTGCGGTCATCTCTTCGAGAATCGGCAGGACGTGATCACCGGCACGATCGCAACACAGATCCCCAACGGCTCCCTGTACCTGCTGCAGCCGTACCGCGTGGGGCTGGGGGTCTGATGCAAATCGGCATCTTTAATCGGCGAATCCTCGTGGAGCGGCGGGTGGTCGGCCGAGACGCTGAAGGCGGCGAGGTCATCCAGTGGATGCCGCTGGTCGGCGACGGAATGCTGTGGGCAAATGCGCGATTGCTGAATGGCACTGAGACGGTGAAGGCCGACACCCGCGTGGCCACCGCCCGCGGCTCGTTTCGCCTGCGTTTCCGCGAAGACATCGACGCGACTTGCCGCGTCACCTGCGCTGGTCTCGTCTACGAGATCCTGGCTGTGCTCCCTGACATGGAGCGTCGGCAGTACGTCGATCTGGCGGTGGAGCAAGGGGCGACCAATGGCTGAGATGTTCACGATCCAGGGGATCGAGGCGGTCCAGGCGAAGATGAAAGCTGTGAGAGACGACGTCAAGGGGAAGGCCGCGCGCCAGGCTCTTGCCAAGGCCGCACGCATCGTGACCAATGCAGCGAAGGCGAACGCGCGCCGCGTCGACGATGCAGACACCGGCCGCCAGATCGCCCTCAACATCTCTCAGCGTTTCGCGACGAAGACTTACCGGGCAACCGGCGACGTGATGTATCGCATAGGCGTGGCCACACCGAAGGGGAAGATTCCGAAGGGCAATCCTGACGAGGGCGCCAAGGGGCCGACCTACCACTGGCACTTGATCGAGCTCGGCACCGGCACTGTGCCGGCCAGCCCATTCATGCTGCCCGCGCTGTCCAGCAACATCAACCAGGTGACAGACAAGTTCGTGATCGAACTCGGCCGGGCGCTGGACAAGGTGACGCCATGATGCCGCCCGTGTTCGCTCTGGCAAACGCGGATGCTGCCGTGCGAGCCCAGATGCTTCCCGCCGGCGCGTTGCCCGCGGTGGATATCCCGCTGTGGGCGTTCGGCGAAGCGACGCAGAAGCCCGGCAACGCCTATGCCGTGTGGCAGACGGTCGGCGGCGCACCGGAAAACTACTTGGCAGGCAAACCCGACGTCGACGACTTCACGTTCCAGCTGGACGTGTACGCGACCGATGGCCTCAAGTGCCGCGCGATCGCAGAGGCGCTGCGCGATGTGTATGAAGCACACGCCTACGTGACCTCGTGGGTCGGCGACCAGAAAGACGCCGACACGAAGCGGTATCGAACGACGTTCCTTGTCGACTGGATCTTCCCGCGCTGAAAGCGCATTCCTTTCCAACCCTGGCCGCCATCGAGCGGCCTTTTTCTTTGAGGTGCACCATGAGCATGTTGACCCAAGGGACGCAGGTTTTTGCGCTGCTCCCGACCATTGCGAACCCATCCGTGCTGGAGGTCGTCGAGATCCAATGCGCCACGGCGTTCAATCCTGGCGGCTCGCCAGCCAGCCAGATCGACGATACCTGCCTCGATGAGACGGTGGCACAGCGCTTCAAGCGCGGCCTGCGCGCACCGGGCCAGGCGACGCTGACCGTGCGTGCAGACCCGCGCAACGGTAGCCACGTTCGGCTGCATGAGCTGGCCGAGGGCGACAACGATGACGACGTGAAGTGGGTGGTCGGCTGGTCGGACGGCAAGGGCATCCTGCCGACGGTCAACGTGGCAGGCGACGACTTCGTGCTGCCCACGACGCGCACCTGGTTTGCGTTTGAAGGCTATGTCGCCGACTTCCCGTTCGACTTCGCGCAGAACACGACGGTGACCAGCGCGGTCTCCATCCAGCGGTCGGGCCCGGCAGTTTGGATCAAGAAGGCCTGACCGACATGAAGCTGCAAGAACTCAGGGATCGCGGCGGCTTCGTCGATGCCGTGCCGGTCAAGAAGGAAGTCACCTGGAAGCGCAAGGACGGCGCCGGGTTCGAGGAATCCGACACGTTCTTCATCCACGTGCGCCGGCAGTCGTTCGGCGTCATCGAACGCCTGCTGTCAGGCGACGACCAGCGCAGCCGCTCGGCGGTGCTGATCAGCAACTCAGTCCTCTTCGGCGAGCAGGCCGACGAGGTCATGAGCTACGACGACGCGTACCAGCTGGACGCCAGCCTGGCGCACGTGCTCATCCGTGCCGTCAATGAGGTCAACGCCCGAAAAAACTGACGGCCGCCGATGAGGTTTGGCACGAGCTCGTGTTGAACGGCATCGGCGGCAGAACCATCGCAGAGGCCAAGGAGCGGATGTCGGCCGCCGAGTACGAGGCTTGGCGCGCCTACATCAGGCGACACGGCTCGCTGAATCTGGGCCTGCGGGTCGAAGACGCCGCGGCCCTGATCGCCTGGACCACCCAGATGGCGCAGGGCGGCAAGTTGGAACACGACGCCTTCTTCCCGGTGCGCGAGCTCGACGAGCAGGCCGAGCTGGAGAAGGCGATGAAGTCATGGCGATGAACTGCACAGGCTGCGCGGCTCGCCGCGCCTGGATCAACAAATGGATGAAGGTTGCATATGAACGAGCAAGAGGAGTCAGCTCTGATGCGGCTGATCGAGAGCAACGCGAGCCTGACAGCCAGCAACCTCGCGATGGCGACGGCGCTCCAAGCCCTCGCTGCCGCGATCTCGGATCAGACGCTGGGATCGGACGATGACGTTTCCGCTGGCGGAACCTATCTGAGCGGCGAGCCGCTCTGAAACCCTGAGTCACTATGGCTAGTAGATCACTCGGCACGCTCACGCTCGACATCGTCGCGAAGATCGGCGGCTTCGAGCAGGGCCTGGACCGCGCTGCGCGCACTAGCGCGAGAAGGACACGCGAGATCGAACGCGACGCAAAGGAGCGCGCGAAGGAGATCGAGAAGGCCTTCAGCGGCATCGGTGCCGCCATTGCTGGCGGCATCGCTGGCATCTCGCTGGGCGGCGTGATCACAAAGTTCATCACGGAGACAAAGGCCGCTGAGCAGGAGCAGGCACAGCTGGCAGCGGTGGTGAAGTCAACAGGAATGGCCGCCGGCTATTCGGTCGAGCAGTTGAACGACATGGCGGTGGCCTTGGCCAAGTCCAGCGTCTTCAGCGAAGGCGACCTGAACAAGGCGCAAACGCGGCTGCTGTCGTACACCGGTGTCGTCGGCGAGACCGTGCCGAAGGCGATGCAGGCCGTGATCGACATGTCGGCGCGCTTGGGTATGGACCTGAACCAATCGGCCGAGACGATTGGCAAAGCGCTCGACGTGCCGTCAGAGGGCCTGTCCGCGCTGTCGAAGCAAGGCTTTCGTTTCACCGAAGACCAGAAGAAGGTGGTCGAGCAGCTCGAGCGCACCGGCAAGACGGCAGAGGCGCAGAAGATCATCCTTGATGCGTTGGAGTCGTCCTACGGCGGCGCTGCGGCCGCGGCGCGCGACACGTTCGGTGGCGCGCTGATGGCGTTGCAGAACAACATCGACGACCTGCTGACCGGCGACGCAGGCAGCATGAAGGAGCTGAAGGCGAGTGTCGAAGCTCTCAACTCCACGCTATCGGCTGACGAAACCAAGACCGCATTCCAGACCCTGACGAGATGGATTACAGACGTGTCGGTGGCGGCTATTGAGGGTGCAGCAAACCTGATTACCTTCATCAACTCGAAGAACAAGATGGCGTCCATCATGGGCACCGACGAGTTTGGGAAGATGTCGGCCAACGCGGAGGCCTACAGCCACCAACTCGGCGAACTCACAGCGCGCGCCGAGCGCTATCAGGAAGCCATCAGCCGCGGCGACAGCGTGGATCAGAACCAGCGAAATCTGGATCGAACTCGCGCCAAGATTGATGACGTACGCCGCCTTGCTTTCGAGACGTCGGCTGCGCTCAAGGGCTTTGCAGACACCACTTCGCCTCTGCCAGCCCCCGCCATTGCGGATGGACAAACGGGTGGGCGTGGTGGTGGTGGCGGCAGTCGGGGTGGGAAGAAAGCCAAAGCCGACAAGGAAACTGACTTCGAGAAGACCATGGAGCAGCTGCGCAAGCAGCTCGACAAGACGCGCGAACTCACGACGCACGAGCAGCTCCTGTCGGACATCCAGGCAGGGCGCATCAAGGCGCTGCTGCCGGGCCAGCAGGCCATCCTCGAGGGCAAGGCAAAGGAGGTCGACCTCTCCAAGGCCAACGCCAAGGTGGTCGATGAGTCGAAGAAGATGGAAGAGGAAATGCAGAAGTTCCTCGGCGGCATGGCGGCGGATCAGACGAAGAAGGCGCTCGACCAGATCCACACGCTGAAAGAACAGAACACGCAGATGCGTGATGAGGTCGCGCTGATCGGCCTGAGTGCAGAAGCGCGCGCGGCGCTGGACAAGGCCAAGCTGTCCAGCCTGATCGCGACCAAGGAAGAGACGCTTGCCAGCCGCGAGCTCTATGGTGCGTCACAGTCGGAGCTCGAGGCGCTGCGGGTGCAGATCGACCTGCTGCGTGAGCGCGCCGGCATCCTGACCGACAAGGGCATTGCCGAGGCCCGCGCAGAAGACATGAAGTTTGCCGAGCAGATGGAGAAGAACATCCAGGACCAGCTCGGCCAGGGTCTTTACAACGTCATGGACGGAAAGTTCAAGGGGATCGGCAAGTCGTTCACGGACATGCTGAAGAAGATGGCCGCCGAGGCTGCAGCTGCGAACCTCGCCAAGGCGATGTTCGGCAGCGGGTCGGGCGGGGGAGGCGGCTTCTGGGGCTCGCTGATCACCGGCGGTGCGGCCCTCTACGCAAACGCCACCGGCACAGGCCTCGACGGCTTCCTGTCCGCCAACAACAATTTCGCCGGGCGTGCCGATGGCGGCCCGACGTCGCCCGGCGGCATGTACGAGATCAACGAGCGCGGCATGCCCGAGGTGCTCGAGTTCGACGGCAAGCAGTTCCTGATGATGGGCCGCAAGGGTGGTTCCGTGATTCCGGCCGTCGCCGGCGGTGGCTCTGCCGGCGGTGGGATGGGGAACATGACGATCAACAACAACGCCCCGGTGCAACTCACGGGTGCGCGCATGGAGCAAACGCCTCGGGGGCCTGTGCTTACGCTGGATGGCATCGCCGCGGAGTACGACAACCCGAACAGCAAGCTGAGCAAGGCGCAAGAGCGCGCCTACAAGCTGCAGAGGAACCGCTGATGGCCGACATTCGTATCCCGGCCGACTTCAAGCCGCTTATCGCCGGCTACAGCTTCGATGGCACAGCGGGCGCTGTGATGACCGAAGTGGAGGGCGGGTCGAATCGCTTCGGTCGCCGATTCCGTCGTGGCCCCCAGCAGTTCCGCGTGAGCCTCAACATGAGGCCCGCGAAGCTGAGCGTCTGGACTGCTTTCTATTTTCACCTGATCGACGAAGGCACGGAGCGATTCATCATGCCCCTCGATAGCGGTGCTGGGCTGGAGGATCATTTTTGCAACGTTGTGCCTGGCAGCTACTCGGCAGTGCGTGCGGCGAACAGCCAGATCACCGTTGTGTCCTTCGTCGTGTCGGCGATCAGCACCGTCTGGAACATGACCCAGGCCGACGCGCAGGCGATCGTCGATTTTTGGAACGCATCGAGCGGGGAAGGCGATGCACTTTTGCGACGCATCGATCAGTTCGCCAGCGGCGACAGCCGAGTGCTGGGTTTCTGATGGCAGAAGATCTCGGCTTTCGATTGCGCCAGTACCTTCTGTGCGCACCGCAGAACATGTATGGCATCGGTGTCATCTCGTTCACCCATTCCGCGATGTCTCAGGTCTGGCATGTCTGGCGCGAGATGAATGCCGGCCAGGTTCGCTTGGGCACAGGTGAGATTGTTGACGTGCGACCGGTCAATGTGACGGTCGAGCTTGCGGGCACGCCTGCGAACCTTGACCAGGCGTACCAGATCGCCATCGACACCACGGACGCCGATGACCTGTTCCGGGAAGAGCTGGACCGCATCCCTCTCGACACCCAGGAGTTCATGCGGGTGGGCTACTCGGAATATCTGTCTGACGACCTGCTCACCCCGCTTGCTTCGGTCGAGCTTGAGGCAACGACCGTTTCTTTTCAGATCGGTGCTGCCGCCATCCAAGCCAGCTCACCTCGGTACAACGTCGCGCGCACGGGTGAGCTTTACGAAGCGCGCGTCATCCCCATGCTCAGAGATTTCCAGTGATGAACATCAACGACTACCTGGCGAAGCAATACGGTCCGCGCGGCTGCTGGCTGCTCGTGGCCGACGTGTACGCACACGAGCTGGACAAGGTCGTGACCGGCTTTCGCGCGATCAACAGCAGCGTGCGGGCGATCGCCACCCAGTTCCGCCTGGCGCTGCATAAAAATCCTGACGGTTTGGCGCAGCTCGATGAGCCGGCCGAGATGTGCATCGTCCTGATGTCCAAGGCGGAGGGCCTGTCCGTCCACCACTGCGGCGTCTACGTCAACGGCGGCGTGCTGCACGCCCTAGACACCGGTCCGGTGTGGGAAGAAATGCCCACCTTGTTTGACGCGTACAAGGTCGTCGAATTTTGGGGAGTGCCGGCATGACGCAACTTCGCATCCACCGCAACTTGTTTTCCGCGGAGCCGCCCGAAGTCATCGAGGTGCCGCACGTTGGCGAATGGCTCGTCGATCGTGTCGAGCGTGGCACGGCGAAGCTGATTCAGATCTTCCGCGGCCAGCCAAGCGCCGGTACCGAGATCAGCCGCGACTTTGACGCCCTCATGGCGAGCGATGCGCCGGTGTACACGGTGCTTGAAAGCCCGGGCACTGACCCGTTCACCTGGTTCCAAGTCATCCTGACGGTCTACTCGGTGGCCAGCGCCTTCATGGCCAGCAAGCCCGACATGCCGGGGAACGTGAACCGTACGCAGGAAAGCCCCAACAACGCCCTCGGCGTGCGCGAGAACCAGGTGCGCCTGTTGCAACGCGTGGAAGACATCTTCGGCAAGGTGAAGGCCATCCCCAGCCTGATGATGCCGACGTACACGAAGTACATCGACAACATCAAGGTCGAGTATGGGTACTACTGCGTCGGCCGCGGCTACTACGCGATCAGCGAGGTCAAGGATGGCGACACCCTGATCGAGAACATCACTGGTTCAAGCGCCGCCTTTTACCAGCCGTTCACCTCGCCCAATAGCGGCGCGCCGCAGATCCAGGTCGGCCCGGCCATCATCGACCGCATCGTTTCGGTGCGCCGCGCGGTCGAGGTCGATGGCATTACGCTCAAAGCGCAGAACCAGATCCAGCTTGAGCCGAGCTCGGGCTACTACCTGCTGCAGCCTGGGCCCGCCGGTGGTCCACCGGCCCCGCCCGGCAGCATCCGGCCCAATCTCGTCGTGCCAGCTGCAGCCACCGACCGAGTCGTGCAGTTCTACAAGCGGCCAAATTTCAACGCGGTCCTGGCGGCTGGCCAGACGATCGACATCACCACGCCATTGACCACGAGCGACCGCACTTCGACTATGTCGGTGGTGGATACGACACGGCGCTTCACCTCCAGCAGCATGGCGACCTTCGCCGGCCTGGTTGTGGGATCGCCGTTTTCGATCAGCAATATGCTCAACCCGGAGAACAACGGATCGTTTGTTGTCGAGTCGATCCCAAGCCCTTACTCGGTCGTCGTCGTCGCACCACTCGATCCGCTCGTGGTCGAGAGCATGAGCGTGGATGTCGTCGTTTCGGTACCGATGGCCGGCGGCGGCTTCAACGGCGTGCGCACGGTGTTGGAGGTGGGCGACGGCTGGCTGATTCTGGCAGGGGCTTCCTTCCCGCGCGACTACAACGATGAAATGCTACCTGGCGAGCCCAAAACGACCATCGTGGCGAACAACGGCTTGTCCGACTGGACCGACTGGGTCACCTTGGCGTCGCTCACCCGCACCGAGATCTGGGCCAATGTCCTGGCGCTCAACGGCATGTACAAGGACGACGGCGGCCGGTCCGGCACCTCCGTTGCGTACGCCATGGAGATGCAGCAGCTCAACGGCTCGTTGATGCCGATTGGTGGCGTCGTGACTGCCAGCGGCAGCCTGAGCGGCGTGACGACTGAGGAGCGCGCCGAAACGCTGGAATACGCCACGGCATGGGGCGGGCCAGCGCGTGTGCGCATGCGCCGCCTGACGCCCTACGACTACGCCTTCCAGGGCCAAGTGGTCGACGAGATCAAGTGGGCCGACCTGTACAGCGTGAGCCCCGTCAACCGTGCGGACTTCGGCAACAAGACCACCGTGCACACCGTGACACAAGCGACGGCGCGCAGCACCGCTGTGAAGTCGCGGCAGCTGAATTGCATCGCCAGCCGCCTGCTGCCCAAGTGGGATGGCGCGGGTTTCACGGGCGCCTTCGACGCCGAGGGGCGCCACGTGTCCGGCAGCATTCACCAGACCTCGTTCGTGCAGGACATCATTGCCGCCGTCACGGTTGATCCGAAGATCGGCAATCGCCCGATCAGCGACCTCGACATGCCGCAGCTGCAGAGCGTCGTCGACCAGCTGTATGCCATCCATCCCGATCTGCCGACCTTCAACTACACGCTGGACAGCGACAGCCTCTCCTTCGAGAACACCGTCGAGATGATCGCGAATGCGGCGTTCTCGCGCGCCTACCGGCAGAGCGGCAAGGTGCGGCTCGCGTTGGACCGCCGCCAGACCAACAGCGCCGCGCTCTTCACGCACCGCAACAAGGCACCGCAGCGCGTGCTGGCCGAGACGATCACCCGCGCCTTCGCAAACGACAGCGCCTACGACGGTGTCGAGTTCGTCTATGCCGATCCGGACACGCAACAGAGCGAGACGATCCGCCTGCCGCTCGATGGCACCGCGACGAAGTACAAGAAGTTCGAGATTCCCGGAATCCGCTCCTATGTGCAGGCCTGGATACGCGCATGCCGCGAATACGAGAAGCTGCGTGGCCAGCGCCTGACGATCGAGACCAACGGAACGACCGATGCGCGCCTGCTGCTGCCGAACACGCGCGTCGACATCGTAGACAACACGCGGTTCAAGGCCTACGACGGTGAGGTGGTCGGGCAAGACGGATTGCTGCTCACGCTGAGCCAGCGCGTCAGCTTTGAGGCGGGTGGTCTGCACAGCATCGTGCTGCTGCAGCGCAACGGTGGCCTTCAGGGCATCACGGTGACGGAGGTGGCAGGGCGCGATGACCAGGTGCTACTCGCCAACCTGCCAGCCGAGGCCATCAAAACGCAGACCGATGTCGATGGCGTGGCGACGATCTATTCGTTTGCCGCCGACAGTGACCGGGCAAAGCAGGCCTGGCTCGTCACCGAGATCGAACCGCCAAGCGACAACTACATGACGATCCGCGGCGTGAACTACAGCGACCGCTACTACTACTGGGACACGCAGCCCATTCCCCCGAAGGAGTCGGTCATCAACTGACCGCTCCACGACTTCACACACAGCGCCTCTCGGGGCGCTTTTTTTTGCCTATCCCGAGAGGACGCTATGCCAGCTATCCAGCCATCCGACCTGAACAATGCGAAGGTCGATGTCGATCACATTGCCGACGTTGCCACTTCCACCGCGCCGACGGCGACGGATCGGAAAGGAGGAGTGAAGCGCACGCTGGTAGGCGTGATTGCGTACATCCAGATGCTCGGCGAAGCCGCGGTAGCGGCCTTCAGCGCTGCTGCAGATGCGCTGCTGGCCAACTTGAATTCGGCTGCCGCAATCACCGAAACCGGCCAGAACCGCGCAGCCGTGGCGGCTGATCGGGTGGCGGCTCAGTTGGCTGCAGCCACTGCTGAGGCCGCGCGCGACAGTCTGAATACCACTGGCAAGGTCTTCACTGCTTCCGAGGGTGACGCGGCCGGCATTGCCGCCACCACCAACGGGCAGCAATTTTCCGTGCTCGCGGCCGACCTCTACTCGTTTCGCATCACTAGGAACAATGCCGGCTCACCGCTGCAGCTGGAATCCGTGCGCACAAAGGCGTGGCAGGACATCGTTCCCATGTTGCGGGAGACGACGTGGCTGCATGCCGATGCGCTCTTGCTGTCTGGGGCTTCTTCGGCGCGGCCGTGGTCGCCTGCAGCCACCATGCTCGCTCGGGCCATCAAGCGCGTGATCTTCGACTCTGGCGCCGATCCAGCCCAGACGTATGCGATCGGTGTTTTCGCGCGCGACGATACTTCGGTGAAGGACAACATCGTCATCAACACCGCAGCAGGTGCGGCGTGGGCAGGCAATGCCAATGCCGAAGTCACTGAAGCCGCCAATGGCCTCACCGAAGTCGTGCTACGGACCGGCACAAACCGCGCCCGCCTGCTCATCGACTACCGAGAGATCACTGGAACGGGCGTGCTGCTGAATCTGCCGAGCACCAGCCCGCTCATCATCTCGCGGGATGCAGCGGCGCTCGAATCGCGAAAGGCTGACACGGCTCAAACGATGCGCCCGCGCAACCTGGCGTTCGATCCAACCCTGGCGGCTTCGGGTGTCGGCTCTGTTTTCCAGACTAACTCTGGCGTCCTGACTTACGTCAACGCACCGACAGAAATGGCCGCGCGCGGTGTGGTCAAGGCCATTCAGTTCGGCGGCGCAGTGGCCACGACCATTCTCTACAAGCGCGAAAGCGGATTCCCTCGGCTGAGCGAGCAGTGGCTCTACGCGTCTGCGGAAGTCGAGGCCGACGACGGAGTGACCTGGCCGCTCCTTTCCACGTACAGCCCGTACTACTACTTGAGCAGCGGCGGTGGTGCTCAGGTGCCGCCGGCCAACGATATCACCCGAGATTTCGAGCAACTGGCCCCCACACTGCGACTCTACGCGTGCTGGGTGAAGCTTCCTGCCAACGCGTTGATCAACAGTGTGGCGTCAGGCTTTGATGCCAAACCCCCGGGCGCGGTCAAGGTGGGCGGCTTCACACTCTGCGTTTCTGAAAGCATGACGACCCTGGCCAACGCGCCAAGGAATGATTGGTCCGGCTACAAGGCCCGTGACGGCTGGAAAGACGAAAAGGATTCACAGATCACGGCGCTCAATTCCTCGCTCAGCGCTGCCGCAAATTACTCCTACTACAACATCGCCAATGCACCCATCCTGAGCCCTGGCGACACGGCCTTGTTCGCACCAGCGGGCGCGAATCCTGTCTATGCAACGCCGTTTTCCCCTAACTTCATTGCACGAGGAATTGATCGCGCGTGGGAGATCGGGGACGGGCGTGCGAGTGGGATGACCGCGCTCTACAAGCGTGAAGTCCTCGGGCCAAATTCCTCCGGCAGATACTATTTTTTGGCGTGGAATATCGCAAGCCAGAGCGGGGCGGCCTGGCCGACGCAACAAGCTTTTCTCTATTCAAACGCAGACGCCTACATCACCGAGCTTCCAGCGCCGGCGTTCGTTCAGCTGACCGCAATTGATCGGCAGTACTGGACCTTCGGCCAGCACCCTACGCGCTCTGACCTGGGGGGAATCCGGTACGGCTCGAGCTCCGTAGTCACTGGCAGCAAGGTGCAGATGTCCGGCTTCACTTATGTGGAATTCACCGCACCTCTCACCCTCGCCAATGTGAAGAGCGATGACTGGTATGGTCTCTACGGCAATCCGAAGCAGGTGGCGCAGGCCGCCAAAATCGTCAGTACGTCTTTCTCTTTGGCGGGTCGTGTCATCGCAATGGCCGGTGATTCGATCACCGCGGCCTACGGCGTACCTGAACAACTTGCTGCCCGCACGGGCGCCACGGTGCTCAACATGGCGATCCCCGGCAGCCGATGGGCTGTCATCGCCTCAGCTACCGGCATCGAAGCGAGCCGGAATGACCTGTCATTGGTTCGCCTCGCTGAAGCCATCCGCACGGGCAATTGGGCGCCGGCCATTGCGGCTGCTGCTGCCATCTTTGCGGCTGCTCCGGCCGAAGACTACCGCGCTCGGGTGGACGCCATGGCCGCTCAGGACTGGAGCAAGGTCGATGCGATGACCGCCGCTGGCGCTACGAACGACTTCGCAGGTGGGCGTGCCATTGGCGCAATCGGCAGCACCGACGAGACACAGGTCAATGGGGCCATCAATTTGTTCGTCGAACGCATCCTCGGCGTCTACCCGCGCATGCAGCTAATGCTGGTCACGCCTATGTGGCGTGGACCTGCAGCCGCGTTTGGCGACAGCAACACCGGCGTCAACGGAATATCGCTGCTCCTATCCGCATACCAGGACGCGATCGGCGAGCGTGGCCGTTGGTATCAGATCCCCGTGCACAAGCAGCATGAAGTGCTTGGCATCAACCTGCGAAACAAAGCTCTTCTCCTATCGGACGACCTACACCTGACCGTGCCGGCAGGACGCGATCGCGTCGTCGACAAGTACATCGGCTTCCTTCGCGCGCAGTTGACTTGAAAAAGGTGAGTCGCAAATGAAAAATCAATTTCATTGGATGCGTAGCGCATGGCATCGTGCGCGCGCGAGTTTGGCCGAGAGCTTCCTCGGTTCATCAATGCTCGTGCACGTCGACGACCTGCGCCGCTACATCGCCGCGGCCCCCAGCTTGCCGCACAACCAGGACCGTGCCGAGGTGCGCCTGCAAGCGTCGTTTATCACTGCGGTGTTCCTGCTGTTGCTTGCCGAGCCGATCTACTACATCTTTACAGTGCCCGACGCGATGCTCACCCGTGTGACGTCGCTGGCCTGGTCGCGTTGGTGTGTGGTCGGCTCATTCGGCCTGTGCTTCCTGGGCGCAGTGCCGCACCTGTTCACGCTGCTTTTCCGGCCGGACTTGCTAGCCGTCCGACATCCGCGCCGATGGGCCGCCGGTGCGGCTGTCGGCGCCGCGGTCACATGGATGGTCCTGGCCAACATGGCGGTGCCGCTCGACGTCGGGGGCGTCGAGGGCGCCTACGTTATCCGCGCCGTGGTGTGTCTTTTCATCGCCGGGATCTTCGCTGTCTCGGTCAACGCGCAACAAATGAGGGAGTACATCAATGCAGCGAACGATTAACGGCCTGCTCTTCGCCTGGCTGGCCTGCTACAGCGCGCTCTGCTGGGCCAACAACACGTTGGCTCAGGACTTGATCGCCTACGACTGGATGTCGCTTGCGTTCGCCGCTGCAGCCGGGTTGCTGGGCGGCGCAGCGCGGACCATCTTCACCTTGGTCTCAGAGCGCGCCCTGGTGGGCAACGTCAGGACGCTGCTGCTGAAAGACCTGGTGGTCGCCCTGATCGGCGGCGCCGCCATGTACTTGGCGATCCAGGGCTACAACTCGTGGGCCAGCGCCATTCCCTACATCACGTTGCCGCCGATCGCGCGGGACCTCCGTGTTCTGCTGATCGTCGGCGCCGGCTTCAGCCGCGGCCGATGGTTCGGCGTGCTTGACCGGCTTGCATCCGACGCAATCGCCAATGCAAGTGGGAAGCTGCGTGGCAGTGCCGCACCCGATGCGCCGCCGTCCGTTGCCGCACCGCAGCTCGACAAGTAGCCCACCAGTCCCTTCAACCCGTGCCCGCCTCGAGCGGGCTTTTTTTCGTCTGGAGCCACCATGCAACTGACCCCACACTTTTCTCTCGAGGAGTTCACCGCAAGTGAGACGGCGACCCGCAAACGCATCGACAACACCTTGCCGCCTGAGCTCCACGGAACCGCAGTGCAGACGTGTGAACTGATGGAACGCATCCGCGCCGAGCTGGCCCGCCTCGCCGGCCGCCCGGTGCCGATCATCGTCACCAGCGGGTACCGTTCGCCGGCGCTGAATACCGCGATCGGCAGCGGGCCCAGCAGCGATCACCCGCGCGCGATGGCCGTGGACTTCAAAGCGCCGGCATTCGGCACGCCGTATGAGGTCGCACGGGCCCTGGCGCCGCTGGTCAGCCAACTGGGCATCGGTCAGCTCATCCATGAGTTCGGCTCCTGGGTGCACGTCAGCAGCCGACCGCAGGCGAATGCCGTGAATCGCATCATCACGATCAGCAACCGCGGCCCCGAATCGGGCATCAAGCCGGTATGAACCCGATCGTCATGGGCCTGGCGATCGCGCTTGCGGTCAGCGTGGCCGGCAATGCCTCCATCGGCTGGGCGTGGCTCGGTGCGCGGGATGATCTGGCCACCGCCACCGTCGAGCGCGACAACGCCCGCGGTATCGCTACGACGTGCAGCGACGCCACCGAGGATCTCCGCGAACTGGCCGATAAGCGCGGGGCGGAGGCCAAGGTGGCTCAGGCTGCCGCGCGCAAGGCCGCGAAGGCGAAAGGCGATCGCGCCAACGTGATCCTCACCACGCCGCCGGCGGTGCCGGGCGATGACTGCGGCAGCGCACGTGTGCGCATCGACGATTGGCTGAGTGGGAGGACCACGCCATGAAGGCACGACGCCACATCGCGCCCGCACTGTCGCTGCTGCTCGCCGGGTGCGGGACGCAGCTGCAGCAGATCAAGGTGCCTTTGCCCGTGGCATGCCAGGCCGAAGAACCCACTCGCCCGGCCATGCCCACCGACGCGCTGCGACCTGGCGCCGACATTGACCGATATGTTGCAGCGTCGCAGGCCGAGATCGCGATCCGTGAAGGGTACGAGCTCGAGCTGAGATCGGCGCTGTCGGAGTGCACAGCAGCGCTCAAGAAATAAACACAGGACAACCATTCACAGTGCAGATGGGCCTGCGGTGATTTTTTCGTCGACCATGCTTTAGCAAGGTAGATTGCGCTAGCCGTTTTGTTACAGTGCGTTCTCGCGCGACAACGCAGGCTTGGACGAAAACGATGACCGCCGATTTTAAGAAAGCATTCTGGAGCTTCCAGACAGTCGCGCTCGCGGTAGGTGCTGCCGGCTTCGTTTCGGCATTTGTCTCGTTCGCAGTCGAGATGAACACGCAGGTGGCGATGAGGATTCTCGTGTTCGTTTGCTGGATTTTCGTCACAATCGTCGTCATCCTGGTGAAACTGATCGCCGACCTTCAGAGCAGGCAACTTCCGTCTGCTCCTTTCGAGATACCGATAAAATTCATTCCGGAAAAACAGCTGATCATCATAAACAAGAACGAATTTTTTGTTAATTCGATCGTTGTAGGGTGCTATTTTTTAGAGGAGGGAGTTGAGACTCTGGCATATATTGCGGACGTCGACTACGCCCAAGTCGACATCATCCAACTGAAGATCGTCGCGGATATGGGCGTTCGACCTTCCTATCCTACGGCGACAGACGCACTTAAAAATTACAGGGTTCGGCCGAGTGTTCCAAGAAGTGCTCTGCAAACCTAGGATCCAGTATCATGATGCGCAGATATATTGCGAAAGTTGTTAAGATCATCAACGCCCACACAGTGGTGATCAATATCGGAACTGAACAAAATGTTCAATCTGACTCTAGATTCACGATCGTAGGTCTCGGAGAAGACATTACCGACCCAGACACAGGGGAGGTGATTGAGAAGCTTGAGCTCTTCCGAGGACGAGCCAGAGTATTGCACGCGCAAGGTAAGTTGGCGACCTTAATAAATGCAGAAGTCTTCCCTGGAAAGCCGGAGTCAAATGAGTTGCGGGCTGGGAGCCCACTCGGGGCAGGATTTAGGGGCGTACAACTGATTACGGCCCTGCGCGAACAACAATTTCCAGAGATCCGCCACGGGGAGCCAAAGCCATTTACAGGTATTAAGATCGGCGATTCCGTGATAAAGAACTCGTGATCCGCTATGGGGCTCCGGGTTGCTCGGACGCAAAGCAAACCCCGCTCTGCGATCGGATTGGCACCGGTTGCCCGGACTGCTTCGCCTCAGCGCTTATCAGCATGCCACCCTTGCGAACGCGGATGTGCCCCTTGTTTATGGTTCGATCACGCCGGCAGCGAAGCGCCCTTGCACGTATTCAACGCAAGCCGATAGAGCCAACCTCCGGCATTAAATCGGTTGTAACCATACGATTGAGCGGCTGCAAGGAGCACCACTTCTGTACATCGGACCTTCGGTCCTGTCGGCGCCGCATGCGGGGTCAGCCTTAAAGTTCGGCCTTGATGTGCTCGCCGGCGTTGCCACAGGCTTCATCGTCGCCTAAGTGGTCGCCGATGCTCGCGCACAACTCCACCACGCCCGAGGACAGTCCACCAGGGTTTGATCTAGCGGGTCGCCGACCCTTAAGAGGCCGACGCGATCGGCGATCGCGCGTGATGCCGCGCGTGGAACTCGCGTAAAGGGTTGGTGCTCGTCAGCGGGGTCGTCGTGTTCGGTCATGTTGGCATCGTCGACGGCTAGTACGGCATCGGGTAGCTCTTGCGGTAGGGGTCAGCCAGGATGATGACGTCCCATTCCTGGTGGCGCCAGACCCCGTCGGCGAAGATGGCGGTGCCGCTGAAACGGATCTCGTCACCAAAAACATGTGTCAGCACAGGCTGATGCAGTTCGGGGCAGGGCGGTTGCTCATTCGGAAATCCGGGCTTCGGCTCCACGGACACCTTCAAAAAACGGCCCGTCTCCGCCTTCACGAAAATCAACTCGCCGCGGAAGCCGGGTTGCTTGAGGTACCGCGCAATGAAGCCGGTGAGGCTGCGCCGCAGCTCGACATGAACACGCATCACGCCGCCGACAGATCGTCGAATGCGCCAACCCGACACCACCAGGTCTGTTGATGCGTGGGGGTCTGGTAGCCGGCTTGTTCTTCTTCGCCAGTGATCAGCAGCCCGTCGCGCTTGACGCGCACCCTGACGTTGATCATCGGCTCCACGACGTCGACGGCGAGCTTCTCGTTCCTGACCAGCCGTGCCACCTCGCGCGGCGTCGACGTGCGCGGGTCCTGATCGACCACGAGCCAGCCGATGTTCGGGCGCGTGCGGATGATGTCGGGCGGGAGTTTCTCGCCGTTCCTGCGACAGAGGTATATCGTACAAAGCACTGGCGAAATATACAGTAGTCGGCCGGGCAGAATGCGGCGATGTGCAACCGCTACGAAACCACTGAGCAGACCGAACTTGAGCGTTTCTGGTCGATCGGTCGGAAAAACCCATTGCCCTGGCCGAAGATGGTTTTCCCCCGCGCCCCGGGGCCGTTCATCCGACGCGCACGTGAAGTCGAGGGGTATGAACGAGAGTTGGTGGTGGGTCAGTGGGGCCTGATCCCCTGGTTTGCAAAGACGCCGAAACTGACGTTTTCAACCAACAACGCACGCGCCGAGGAACTGGCCAGCAAGGCCAGCTACAAACAGCCCTGGGCGCGCGGTCAGCGCTGCATCATCCCAGCCGCCGCGTTCGACGAGCCAAACTGGGAGTCCGGCAAGAACGTCTGGTGGCGCTTTGCCCGCGCCGATGCCGCTCCGTGGGGCCTGGCGGGCCTGTGGAGCACCTGGGTCGACAAGGCCACGGGAGAGGTCCACGAGAGCTACACGATGCTGACGCTCAACGCCGACGAACATCCGCTGATGAGCAGGATGCATAAGCCAGATCCGAAGCTGCCGCCGGACCAGCAGGACAAGCGAAGCGTCATTCCGATTGAGTTCGGTGACGCGGATCAGTGGCTAGAGGGCACAGTCAAAGAAGCTGGAAAATTGTTGAAGCTTGCGCCGGTCGAGGTGTTTGCTGCCGGGCCGGCTTGATTGCTCGGCAGTCGAGGTGCGTGCATGTAGGCAACCACCGTCGGGCAGGGTGGTAATCCGGTGGTAAAAGTCAGTCAATGAGCTTGGAGCCCGCGTCATTGCTCAATAGTTGACAGCCTCCGGTTCCGCCAATTCGGGTTCTGACATTGTTCAGCACCCTCAGAAACCCCGATTGATCTCGATCATTCGGGGTTTTTCAATTTCCGATCAGTATTTGATGGTGACGCCGGCCTTCACGCCATTGTTCGTCTTGCCGTCGCTTTGCACACCTGCCGAGTACGAAACGTTGCCGGGCGTGCTCGCCCCCACGGAATAGGTCGGACGCGGTGTGGCCGTATCGACACCCCCATAAACACCGCTTCCGTCGGGCCGTTGCACGCCGACAGTTCCGCCCGTTGCATCGACCGATTTTTCAGTCGGCGTCACGTGGGGCGTCACATAGACCGTGCCCTTGTCGTCGCTGTCGAGCGGTAGCTTGACTGGCTGAGCGTGGGCGAGGACGGCAGTCGCCCCGAGCGCGACGGCGACCGCACTGCGCCGTGCACTTCCATGAAGACGAAAGCGCGGGGTCAAGAGGGAAGTGCCGATGTAGGTGCTGAAAAAGCGCATCGTCTGGAAGATACCTTGGGGCTGAGTTAATCGATCGGAATGCCCACCACCGTACCCGTCGGATGGACCTTGTTGTACAGCTTGACGCGCCATCGGCACCTCGTCAACCACGTAGATTCAAACTTTCTTACTCATTCATTGAACACACATTGCAGAGTTTGTACAGTGAGAAAGTAAATGTTTCACAAATCGTTGACATTTGCTGCAATGCAACAAAAAATGCGGCAACCGATGAGTGGGCTGAATGCTATTCACTCGCAAACGATTGCATGTGCTTCCTCTTCTGTGTCGACGAACGACTCCGTCATCCATTTCCTGAGGGTACGACTCATGAATTCTTCATCACGCGCCATCGGCGGCAGCCTGCTCTCAACGGGTGCCGGGATCGCTTCTTCCGGCGAATCGAACATGCTGGAGCGCCTGCGCGCCGAGATGAAGGCCCTCTTCGATTCCCGGGAAACGAAGGACCAGTTGGTACAGCGGCTCTACGCAAAGCATGAGGAGGAGCGCAGTGCGTTCATCGTCCGCTTCAACAAGCAAGCCGAATCGCTGATCCTGCCGACCTTCGTCGAGTTCGAACGCTGGGTGGCCGGGCAGGGACTGGCCTGCTATGTCGACATGCAGAAAGGCATCTACACGCCGACCCATCGGGCATCTGCGTTCGTGCGGTTCGGCATCGGCGTGCGATCGTCCGCGGATCGTAGAACCGGAAGCGTGGTACGCGGCAATTTCGTCAACGTCTGGGCCGACACCACGGCGCGCATGTTGATGGTCTCGCACGTCGGGCCCGTGCCGGCCAAGCTCGACCGGGACTTGCGCGATACCGTGGCGCTCGAAGACCTCGACAAGACGTTCCTGCGCCGGCATCTTTCGGTGCTGGTGCAACCCTTCTTCGACTATTCAGTCGACGAGCGGGCGAACGTCCCACCAGTGCGGTAGCAGCGCCCTGATCTCCGGCTGGGCGAAGCGATCGTCCATGAGGTAAAGCACGCCGGCGTCCTGCTCGGTGCGAATCACGCGGCCTGCTGCCTGCACCACTTTCTGAAGTCCCGGATAGAGGTATGTGTAGGCCCAGCCATTGCCGAAGCGCGTTTCCATGCGCTCGCGCATTGCCTCGTTGAGCGGGTTGTGCTGCGGCAGGCCAAGGCTCGCGATGAACGCGCCGATGAGCCGGTCGCCGGGCAGGTCCACGCCTTCGCCGAACGCGCCGCCAAGCACTGCAAAGGCAATGCCGCGCCCGCCAGGCCGCAGGCGCGCAAGAAAGGCATGGCGGTCGGCTTCGGCCATGCTGCGTGTCTGGGCCCACGTGGGGATGTCGGGATGCCGCAGACCCAGCGTCGCGATGGCTCGCTCCAGATAGTCGAAGCTGCTGAAGAAAGCCAGATAGTTTCCGGGATGGTTCTCGAACTGCCTGGCCATCAGGTCGACCAGCCGGTCGAGCGTGCGCGCACGGTCGCGGTACCGGGTGGACAGGTCGTCGACCACGCGCACGGCCAGTTGCTCGGTGCGAAAAGGCGAGCCTACCCGCAGCGTCGCCGTGTTGGCAGGCATGCCCAGCGTTTGACGATAGAAATCGAAGGGTGCCAGCGTGCCCGAAAAGCAGGTCGATGAGCGGCAGGCCGCAAAGCGTGACTGCAGAAAGGGCGCGGGCAGCAGGTTGCGGATCGCCAATCCCCGTGCGTTCGACGCCTCGTTGACCGACGCCTGCGACAAAGCCGCGGTGTCCAGCGTGCTCTCGAAGACCGAGTGGTCGGCAAAGGCGTCGGCCAGGCGCGCGAACTGGATCGCGTCGAAGAAGAACTGCTGCAGCGGCCCGTGCGCATGCTCGGGGTGCGCAGAAAAGTGGTCGCCCATGGCGGCGATCGCGCCCTGAAGCGCAGGGGGCAGGGCCTCCGGCACGTCAGATTGCAATGCACAGGGCTCGGACTGGAAGTCCTGGACCGCGCGCCACGCGCGTTCCACTTGCTGCAAGGGTGTCCGCAGCGCGCCGGGTGCGTTGCGTCGCACTCGGTCGAGTGCCTGGCCGTCGAGTTCGGCCGTGTACATCCCGCGGGCGCGCTGCAGGAGGTTGTGCGCTTCGTCCACCAGCAGGGCAACCTGCCAGTCTTCCTCTTTCATCAGGGCGTACAGGAACGCGCTGCCGTCGAAGTAGTGGTTGTAGTCGCCGACGATCACGTCGCTCCAGCGTACGAGTTCCTGCGACAGGAAATAGGGGCAAACCTCATGCGCGAGCGCAACGCGCCGCAAGGCTGCACGGTCGAGCCAGGCGGCTTGTACCGCCGCGGCGCGCGCCGCGGCCAAGCGGTCGTAGAACCCACGTGCGAGAGGGCAGGCGTCGCCGTTGCAGGCCTTGCCGGGATGCTCGCAGACCTTGTCCCGCGCGGTGAGTTCGAGCACGCGCAGCGACGCGCCGGTGCCGATGATCTGTTGCAGGGCCTCCAGAGCGATGGTGCGACCCGACGTCTTCGCGGTCAGGAAATACACCTTGTCGAGCTTGTGCTGCCCGCGTGCCTTGAGCAGTGGGAACAAGGTGGCGAGCGTTTTGCCGATGCCCGTAGGCGCTTCGATCAGTAGATGGCGCGCCGAAGATGCAGCCCGGTACGCGGCGTCGGCTATGTCGCGCTGGCCGTTGCGAAACGTTGCGTACGGAAATGCGAGTGCGGCCAGCCGGTGGCTGAGCGCCGCATGGTGCACTGCCTGGCTGTCGGCCCACGCGGCATAGGCTGCACACAGGCCTTCGAAATGCGTGGCCAGCGCTTCGCGCGTGCAGCGTTCTTCCAATACCATTTCTTCGTCCGTGCCCAGGTCGAGGTAGACCAGCGCCACGTCGATGTGGGCCAGTCCGTCGCGCTCGCAGAGCATCCAGCCGTAGACCTTCGCTTGAGCCCAATGCAGGGCGCGGTGGTTGTTGCGGATGGCATCGAAGCGGCCACGGAATGTCTTGATCTCTTC